GATAGTATATGAGCGGTTGGGGGGTGAGGGATTAGGAACTACATGATAGCCCTGAGACAAACATATGATGTGCATAAATATGCATCTCATTTCGACCCTTATATCAAACCGAGAGGCTTGAGTAGAAGGTTATCGTTAGTGTTTGACCCAGAGTTCAAATGTAGGATCATTGGAATGCTTGACTATTGGTCACAGACTGTCTTAAAGCCTCTCCATGAAGACTTAATAAAGTTTATCACAGAGAGCTTTAAGCAGGATTGTACCCTTAATCAAGGTTTATTCCATCAAAAGCTACCAACAACAGGTCCTTTTTACTCCTTTGATTTAACATGTGCCACGGACCGTTTCCCTGTAAGTTTACAGAGGGACATCCTAGCACAGCTAACTCAAGAGGACGAAAAAGCGACCCATTGGATGAGACTATTGAGAGATGGTGATTTCTCTGTCCCTTGAGAGAGACGTTATGTCTACTACTCTTGTGGTCAACCAATGGGTGCATACTCATCATGAGCAGCATTCACATTGGCCCATCATCTAGTCGTCCAGTTGGCAGCGACTGAATCTGGTTGGAAGTCAGACTTTGACCTATATGTTCTCCTAGGAGATGATATAGTCATTGCTGACAAGCAAGTAGCCCACAGGTACAAAGAGATCATCCAATCTCTAGGTGTCTCAATCTCTGAGATGAAAACACATGAATCAGTTGATTCATATGAATTCGCTAAGAGATGAGTATTTAGAGGTGTCGAGGTGTCACCTGCTCCCTTACAAGGAGTATTATCTCAAAAAGGAGGGAAGTACGCAACAGCTGTTGAGTACATCTCCAACCTCGAAGAGAGGTGACTTAGACCTGACTTATCCCTTTGTTCCAAATCCTTATTTTCCGACTACTTCTCAATCTGAAACAATAAACACGAGAGTAATTATCTTTCTGACCGAGCAGTTGACTTTTGATGCTTCCCGAGAGAGCAAGATAACGCACAATTAGCAGAGGAAAAGTTATGAATAACTTACCACCGGTTGTTGAATCAGAATCTTGGCTGCAACGCAGATAGGATCCGAATCCAGATTTCTCTGGACAGGATCGTGTCTGAGGTGCGAACTATCATCTACGGTCGCGGACTTGAGCAGGTCAAGAAACAACTGGACGAATTATATCGAACTTTTGTTCCTTATGATTTCTACCCAAGTGGAGTATTACCCGGTGACGTCCCTGATGTGCAACACCCAATCGAATGAGTCTCACATTTACAGATGCAAGATCTGCAAAGAGAGATTTACCGAATCATAGAGTGATCACTAAACCCAAGTCCATACCTCCCAAAAGGAGGTTTAAAACTTGACGTAATGTTCAACCCTATGGCTGGATTTCAATTGAGAACATCTGAATTGATTCTCCTAAAACACTCAAAACTTATTAAGAGTGTCAAGGACCATGTTAAGACTATCGAAAAAGAGAGAGCGCAAGCTCTGTCTGATTCTCAAGAACCAAAACAGGATTAGGATCC